CCCTGAGGGCGCACCGTACCGAGGTTGCCGCCTTTGTTCTTGAGACGTTCACGCGCAGCGTTGACCTTGTCTAAGCCGCTCTGAAGCGCACCACGGATGACCTTGAGCTTCTGGGTGCGAGCCTCTGGCGTGTCGTACCGATCGAACTGGGTAGCCTCAATGAGTTTCTGTTCGTTCTCAGTTACTTGACCAAAGCCGCGCATTTGCTCCATGGCGTCCAGGTGGAACTGCTTCGCAGCCTGTTCCTGCACTTGAATCTTAGGGTCGAAGTCGGAGGCTTTAATGCCGGTCAGGGCATGGCTAGCAGCATCCGCCATACGATACTTGGAGCCGACCGTGTAGGGGTTCTTTTCGTTATCGGATATCATGCTGTCAATACGCTTGATGCCAGCCTCAACCTTCGGTGCGCCCCCTGCGACGGCCACGTCAGCCTTGGCCTGCTCTTGCTGAGCCTTCTTGTCGTAGTCGGAGGTGGAGCCCTTGGCTGCCGCCTTCTGTTGCTGATACCGAGCGAACCCTTCTGGGTCGCGCTGGGCAAATTCGATTTCGGTCTCGCCGCGCCCCTGAGTGGGGGCGAAGGTTTTGTTAGCCTGCTCAAACAGATACTCTTGCTGTTTGTCCTTCATCTTCTGAGCGTTGCCAGCCTGTTCTTCGGCGTCGATGGAATCCTTCTGCTCGCTGGTCATCCGGCCGGAGGCCACAAGGAATGCTCGCCCCTGACGGGTGCCAGCAGCCTGAGCGATAGCGCCTATGGCCTCGGCCTTAGGAATCATCAATTTCATCTCAGCAGGGGTCACTCCCAGGCGTTGCAGGTTAATCACCTGTTCCGGGCTCATAGTACCGCCCGCTCCGCCCAAAGCGCCGGGTTGGGCTGGGCCATTGCCCGCGCCTTGCGCGCCAGCACCACCTGTTGTGAGGGCTTGAAGTGCTTGCATACGGCTGGACTGGGCTTCTTCCTCCGCAGCGGTGGCATTCTTGCCTGCCTGACCGGCGAAGTACGCCGAGCCAAGCTTAGCGAGGTTCGCCCACGGGTTGGCCTGTACCTGACCGGGGAACGCGCCGGAGGCTTGGGTGACAAGGGGGCCAGTGTCGATATCAGCATTGAGCATCGCCTGCTGCCGTTTACGGAGCTGGTCAGCTAACTTGCTCTTTGTGATATAGTCATTTACAAAGTCCATAACTGGCTCCTTAGAATAGCTTATCGCCAATGCCGAAGGTGAACGCGTTGACTAACGCCTTACCAGCCTTCTTAGGATCACTCAGCCAAGTGGCTGGGTTGAACCCGTTAGCGAAGTCACCGAACCGAATACCGATGCCGCTGTCGCCGATGGTGCCTGCGTTGTTGAGCTTGTCGGCGTTGATGATGCTACCCTTGCTTTCGTTCATTTCCTTGTCACCAAGGTAAGAAAGGGCTGCCAGAGCGGCTAGACCACCACCAGAGCTTGCTGCTCCACCGCCCGCACTGGCGCCGCCACCTCCACCAAAGAGGTTGCTGAGACCGCTCATAAAGCCCCCACCACCGGAGCCTGCTCCAGCCGAGGCTGCTTCTGCTCCTGGGAAGCTCACAGAGCCCTGCATCAAGCCCATCGAACCAAGGTCGCTACCACCACCGGCCATCATAGCTGGCATGGCCTGCTCACCAGCCGCTGCCGTCGCGCCACCACCCTGAAGACCTTTGACGTACTTCATTATGTTGTTGGCCGACTGGGGGCTGATTGGGTTGGACGACTGTTGCTGCGAGTTGTTAGGCTGCGAGTATCCGCCCCCTGAACCCATGTTGCCGAGGCCACCGAGGCCGCGCCCAACGATCGGCATACTGCCGCCAGAGGGGGCGGTGTTTTGTGATTTGTCAGGGTCGCGCAGAGCGCTAGCCAGCATTGCGGCGCGGTAGGGATTGGTGTCATACGAAGCCATGATTATTTACTCCCTAAGAACGCGGAACCGAGGGAAGTGCCAGCACCCATCATGCTGTTCTTCTTGTTCTGCCCAGAGTTGTATCCGCCCATCTTAGCCTGATAGCTCGCGTTAGCCGCACCCGTCATATCTGCTGGGGCGTAGCCAGAAGCTGTACCGAATCCCTGCCAGTTGCTGCCGGGGGCCTGTGAGAACAGCTGAGAGGCTGCCTGAGCCCGCTCCATAGGAAGATTGTAGCTCGCCATAGCCTGTGCGTACTGCTGATCCTGGGAGCCAAGAGCGCCTTGGAAAGCCTTCCAATCCTGGTCGGTGTTGGCGTTGTAACCCTCAAGCCCTTGGTTGAACCGCTGGTTCTGCCCACCGAGGTTAGTGTTGTAGATGCCCATCGCGGCGTTGTAGCCAGCCGATGTAGAGTCCAGTGCCAGCTTGGAGTTGACATCCCCCTGAGAGGTTGTCATGTTCTTCATGGCCCGATCGTAGGCCTCCGTACCGGGCTGTAGACCTTGCTGGCGCAGCTTAGAGTCAATGGCCGCTACGTCCTGCTCTTGCTGAGGGCGCAGGCGAGACATGGACGATTCGTACATATCGCTGGCGACCTTGTCGCCTTGGGTGCGGTCAAACTCACCGATGCTGCCGTAGGCGTTCGGGTCAAAGTTACCGTTGCCGATGGCCTCCCAGTAACGGTTATTCACCATGTCATAGGAGGGGGCCTGGAAGCTCCCTTGGTTGCTGGCCTCTTGGCTGGCCTTCAGGTACGCCGCCAAAGCCTGATCCTGGCCCGCCTTGATGAGCGGGTTCATGGTCTGGCTTTGTGTCCAGTTACCCTGAGCATCCTGGCTCCAGTTCAGCGTGTTACCGTACTGGTCAACCTGCGTAGGTCGGTTCCAGCGGGTAAGCTCCTGCGCCGTCTCACGGTTGGCAAGAGCATCCGACTGTTGGAGGGCCGCATAGTCAGGTGCGGCCGGAGCCTTTTGTTTCTTCCCACCGCCCATTATGCGACCCTCGATATGATGTTTACGACCTTGGCCCATGCTGGGGAGTTCAGGATACGACACTGATCCTTAGTCATGGTATAGATGATCATGTCTCCGTTCTCGGAGTATCCTTTAACGCGAGCTTCCTCAATGAAGCCGAAGTGCTTATCGAGCTTGCTCGCTTCCTCATTGGAGGAGTTAACCTGACCGATGAGTTTGGTCACCCCCAGCCGGTTGAAGGGGTAGTCAAAGATGGCTGCGTACCACGCTTTAGAGGGAACCTTCTGATCATCGACCCAGATGTGGGCGCTGATGCTCACCTCGTTATAGCCATCGTAGACTACTCCCGCTATGGGCTTTCCATCCTCGAGGCAGATAATGCACTGAGCGAGGGTAGTAGGACTATACTTCAGTATAGTACAAACTAGGGGGAGAAACAATGTTGTGCAATCTATCGTTTTCATATGGCACCACCCGGTTCATAGACATATTCTATGGCTACCAGTGTGGTCACGTCGTTGGTGGCAGCCTTGAGTAATAAGGCGCAAGCGAACCCCATTGCCGACACTCCGACCCATGGACGGAAGACCGTGTAGGATGACGACCAGAACGCTTGATCCCATATTGCGACATCCCATATTGGGTTAGTCTGCTCGTCACCAGGAGGTTGCGGGTTGCCCGGCAACGCTGAAATGTCATAGTCGACATTGAGCGTCAGCAGGTAACTTGGTGGCTGATCTGACTGGAATATAGGGCGTATGAGTTTCCAGTGTTTGAGTATTCCTGGATCACCCATATAGCTGTATGCACTGAACAAGTAGCAGATAACAGGCTCGCCACCAGTGCCGTCCAGCTTGACGTTGTCCTTGTAATTGCCCCCACCATATTGGCAGACGCGTCCATCAGTTGTACCGAAGTAGAAGTCACCCTTAGCCAGACAACCAGTGTTGGCTGGGATGTCCAGTCTGGCCCAAGCCCCTGTAGAGGAGTTCATTACGAACTGAACAGGCGGGGCCGTACCGACAGGGGGTATTGCGATTACTACAGCTTGCAGAACTGGGAGATTAAAGAGCTCCCAATTAGCCGCATAATCCTTGGACAGTATTAGTCGGTTAAGCGTGCTGTTGATATTCCTTGACACGGCGCTGCCGTAGGGGGACTGGCTCATAGCCCCCATGAGGATCCGTGTGAGGGGCATAACCCCGAGCGTTGTGGTCATGTAGACATCGCCACCAAACTCTACGAATGAGCGGTCGCCCACCGGAGCGCTGGCGTAGAACACGGCCTGAACAGCCCAATCATCAGCATTGTCTGGGTCGCTACCGGCATAGACGGCTACCTCACCAACGTTGGACACGAATACCAACTTGTTGTCCAGGCCATCGCCACCGTCCACGCTCCAGTCAATAATGTACAGCAGCTTTCCTCCCTTCTTGAAGACGCTAGTGAGGTAGAAGGGTTTAGCCTCGCCCGCAGTGGCATCTATCGGCAGATACCAAGCTGTCATAGAGTCATTCTCTACGAACCAAAGGCGGCGCTTAAACGAAACCACGTGAGACCACTTAGACGGATCTACACCCTTGATTTCTCCAGGATTGACCGGGGTCTCAGTCTCAGTAAAGACTCTCCATGATGTACCATCATATAGCAGCGATTGATCAGTACCGCCGTTTACGGCGATCAAATACTGATTTCCCACGTTGCCGAAGGTGGTATGGTTGAATCTGCCTTGGTTCACGTTGATGACATGAACGGGAGTGTCTGTAGACAGTGTGACGTCGTACAGCGAGGTATCGGTAGTGGCGAATAGTGAGTAGTCACCGTTCATAGCGTAGTAGGGCATGAGGGTTTTGACCGTACCATCAAGACCGGTCACCCACTCGCGATAGCCCTGACGTGCTTGCAGAGCGCTATTGCCTGGGATCCAGTTAATGAGCTGGATGCAGTATTGCTCACCCATGTTTGCCAGAGGGTCGATATCGTTTAAGCCCCCAACGGGGGCGAGGTTAACCTTGATCTGAGAGACCCGTGGCTGCGATGAGCTCTTGCCAAATGGCATATCAGCCTCCGTACCCAGTTTCTGGGACGTTAGTCCAGCCAATGTAGAGGTTGCGGCAGCTACCGGTCAAATCAATGACTCTGGCACCCTGATTCTGTGCCTTGACAGCTGCGAGCATATAGTCGAATTCGCTCTGGAGAATGGTCGTGTCGAAGCCTTTCTGCCCCCACAGCTTGACCTTCAGACCACAAATGAGCAGGCGCTCATCGAACAGAGGAATGTCCCCTGTTTTGGTGATGATGGACTTAGGGAGGTTTGGGGGATCCTGGTCGAGGACCCAGTTCTTGCTGATGTAGTACATCGCAAATTCTGTCCCAGCTCCAGGAACTGGGAAGACGGTGTACTTGTTGCCGAGGATGCGGTAGCGGAAGTAGATGCCGACGCTAACGATGCCGTACTGGGTCCACGACCACACGGCAGCACTGTCAGGCCCCATCATAGGGCGGCGGTCAGTGGTAGCCCATTGGGTCTGGTTCACTTGTCGCGCGAAGTCTGCAGGCATGTCGAACTGATCGACGATACCATCGCCGACAAAGCCCATTGTTTGCTCAAGGAATTGCCAGTCATGCACCCTCACCAGCTCCTGCCCAAGCGCGTTGAGCAGGGCCAGTGATTGTGACCCAAGGGTATCGCCAGTTTGGCCGCTGAGCGATACAGTCGGTAGACCAAGCTCATGGCAGGCCGCGTTGAGGATTTCAATTGCAGTTGCCATGATACTCTCCGTAAACCAGTCTAGTTACCGGGTGCCTGCCTCGCTAGACCGTGGGGAAGTCCCCCTAATCATTGTTTCGCTGGAGCGGCAGCGGGTTTGGCATCCACTGGCGGCAGCTTCTTCAGAGCATCCAGTTCAGCACGAAGAGCGTCAAGCTCAGCCTGCATGGCGGTGAAGGGGGCAGCTTCTTTTGACTTAACGAGCCACGCTGCCGCCTTGCGTTTAAGCTCGTACATGCCTGGGACATTGCAGTACTGATCTTGCATTTCAGCAAGCTGCTCCAGTGTACGAATCTTGCGATAAAGCAGCTCATCCACTTGACCACGTGTGATCCACGGAACCTCTGTAAGAGGTGTGCCAGTGAGTTGCTCTGTGTCGCCGCGCTTGAACTTCTCATACTCACGTTGGAACCTGTATCGGTGTTCGTCCCGCACGGGGGTGTCAATGATGTTGTTGGCGCTACCGGCCGACAGAATCTTGACGTATTCCTTTTCAACGAAAATGGGCCGTCCGGCCGCTGCGCTCTGCGCCGGGTCCTCGCGAGTGGTCAAATAAAAGACGGCATAGACGCCCTCGTTGTTATTTGGATCTTCGAAGACCTTTGTATCAAATTCGAATGAGTCACGCATTTTGGCACCTGTTAGAAGCGGCCCCCCGAAGGGGGCTCATTATTAGACTGGAGCAGCGGAAGCCGCAGCAGAGCTGCCGAAGGCAGACTGACCGATGGTCATAGTCACCCCGGAGCGGTTGGTGAAGCCAACTTCAATCGCAGCGCCGTTTGCCACGGTGGCAGCGGTCGCAGTCACCATCTTCATACCGAAGCCAGTGAAAGCAGGGCCTGCGCCCCCGTCTCGACTTGCGCCGTTGCCGAAGCCGGCAATCGGTACCATGCTCCACATGTTATCAAGGGCAATGCCGTTGATAGCAGGGAAGGAGCGGCCACCACCGATATACAACATCCGTGCATCGGTAGCTGGCGTCACGCCGTCAGGGAAGGTTTCCCCTGGGACATAGTCGTCAGTGAAGCCACGCGCAGTGATAGACGCTGGCGCGGTAGGGCCGATAGCTGGCAGCGAAGAGAAGCCGATGCCAGTGCTCAACGCCCCGGTAGAGTAGTTGGTTGGGTCCGCCACGAGCAGCTGAGTGGTCGGATGGTACGACTTGGCGTCAAACGGCGATCCTTTTGGGCCGCTCATGGGATCCATGATGACGAACAGGCCGGTCGTTGGGTTGCCTGCCAGAGCCGCAGGAGAACCCATATTTGATGCAGGCATGATGGCCTCCTAGGTGGGCCGGTCCGTGGCCCATTAACCGATTAAGGGTTGACGTCAAGACGGCCTTGGAACTGGCTGCCGGAGACGGTGAGGTTGCCAGCCCATGCCAGGATTTGTACTTCAGCATCCTGGTTGATGGAATAGCGTTTGTTGGGCGACAACGACACGAAGTTGCGCGCTGAGTGTGGACGGTAGTGGAGGTATTTGGTGTTCAAGAAGAACGCCGTACCAGCAGGGCAGAAGCCGCCGATACCACCGTCGAGCACGAAGTCGCAGTCCATGTACTTGATAGTTGGGAAACCGAGCGCGCCCACGTCGGCGTTGGTGAAGCGTTGTTGCGATTGCAGGGCAGCGACATAAGCCTGCCATACGACGTTGTCCGCCAGGATAATGTCTGGGCGGTCAGCACCACGTTGCAGCGATGCCCACAGCGCGTTCATGTCAGCGAACAGCGTTGCAGAACTCACAGCATTGCGGATCTTCGAGCGCCAGAAGGTCCAGGTGGCACGGTCAATGCCCCCGTAGACGCCGGTGGTTGGGTCGAGGGGGACAGCTGCGTCCAGGCCCACGATTTGTTTGCCACCGAAGCCGGTGCCGTTGGAGTACAGGCCACCGCAGATGAGGTTCTGCATGGTGGATTCAGCTACGTCGATACGAGCGGTGAGCAGGTCGATCATTTGTTCTGGGCCGGCGTTTTGGAGCATTTCCAGGCCAGAGATGACGACTGGGCAAGCCGCTTGCTTGATGTCGTACTGTGCTGCGGAAATCACGTCCTGCGCAGCAACTGGCAGGAGGTCATAGCCGCTGTAGAAACCGGCGTTACCGTTTTCTGCGAAGCTCAATTCTTCGTAAATGAGACGACCACCGCTGAATGGGCGCGAACGGCCACGTTGCTGGAACTTCATCAGGAGGGCGTTGTTTTTGGTGACGTTATCTGCGACTTTCCGACTACGTTTTTCGATCGTAGTGGCCATGATGTCGGAGATGTTGGCGTTGGCGAATGCCATGATAAGATACCTCCAAAGTAAAGGGGATTTTCGCCATCTCTACTTTGGAGGTAAGCTCCGTGCCGGAAGGGTAAGCTTCGGAACATCGAGCGGCTACTGAATACTATAGCACCGTTCCGGCCAGTGTGCAACTATATCCTTCCAGATGCACTTTCCGCAAAGGCTTTGCGGACTGTATCCGACAGATCCTCGTCATCATCGTCCTTGTCACCGCCTTTGACCTCGATCTCACCCTTCGGCTTAGGACTGGCCGAGGACGCAGCCTCCTGGCGTTTCTCGAGTTCAGACTTGTCCTTCTGCACCCCCTGACGCTGGAGGAGGACGGTGCGCACCGACGGGGTCGCCCAGCAGGCTTCGTCGTAGGCATCCTGGAGGGTCTGCACAGCACCAGACTCTACCATGACGGCCATACGCTCGCGGACATCTTCGTAGAACTCCTTGTCCTTGGAAAATGCAGCCAGCTCGTTCTTGATCTGACGGTCCTCGAACTGCTCACGCCATTGGCGAGACTCCTGCAGCTCACGGGCTACTTCAGGGGGGACGTAGGCTTGGCCCTGATTTTGATTCGGCTTAGTGAGGACCTCTGACCCAACTGACTGATTGATAATATCGCGTAGAGGTACGCCATATTGATCTGCAATACGAAGGATCTCCTGAAACTTGGTAGGAAGATCGGCTTTTCTGAGGATGCGCTCAGAAGCGAGTACGCTACCAATGTACTGGTCAGGTGCGACGCCATTCTGGTTAGCCTCCTGTATGAAAGGAGCAATGCTCCCGACAAATTTCTCCATAGGGGCATAGCCCTCCTGGAGCTGCCGAACACCAACCGCGGAGGCCTCTTCTCGACGAATGATTTCCTTGCGGATGTCTTCTGGGATCGAGCCCCATTTCTCCCTGATTGCTGGCGCCCAGCCCCGAGGTGCCTTGTCCTCGGTCAGCAGATGTTGCTCCCCCTCCTTGGCGGGGTCCTCTACGACTGCCGGGTCCTTGAGGGGATCCTTTACTTCTGTGCCTTTCTCCTTAGGATCCGGTTCGAGGCGCGCAGCAGCCTCCACTTCAGTTTCATTTTCCTTAGCAACGAACTTACCTTTGTCATCACGTTCGCGCTCCGCTGTAGTAGAGTCATCTTTGGTCGCCACCTCGCCCATCGCGGCACGGATGTCGTCTTCAATACTGGTTTCTACGACTGTTTCATTGCCCATCGTCTTCACCTATTTGCGGCTTGTAGCCGCTCTGCACCTGTTGGATAGATTCTGCTATGTCAGTAGCGATTTCTTTCTTCTTCTGCTCTGGTGTCTTAGGGAGCGGCTTGCTGAAGGTGCCGGCGAGAATAGTCTCTTCGTCGTACCCATCGGCCATGCACACCACATTGTTCCTCTTGTTGTGCTCGTCCATAGAGCGTTGGGAGCTTACTAGGGAGCCGTCTACTGATGACCTGAAGGCCTCGAACTTCCCTTTAACGAAACCTTTGGGGGCCTGAAGTATAATTAGCTTCAGTTGACCCCCGCAGGCGGCGCATCCTTGGTCGTGACGGTCAGACACAGCGCAGTGATACTCTTGTATCGTACCGCACTGCTGGCACTCGCCGTCGTATGTAGCCATGATTACTCCTTGCGCCCTGAGGCGACGTCCGGCACGTAGACCGGTGGAGTGACTGGTTCAGGGGCTTTTGGCTCACTTTTTGGGGCTGGGGTGGGGGTTGGGCTTGGCATCTTGTTGCTCCTTCATCTGTTGAGTTTTGATCTCGCCAGCTTCTCTGGCGTGGTCGTTCTTCATCTGACCTGCTACAGCCTGTTGAGTGATCTTCAGGCCAAGTTCGCGCTCCTTGTACTCCATTTCCTGACGTTTCATGGTCATTTCCATGGCGAACATCTCTTGCTGGTTCGCAAGCTCCTGCCGTTTGACCGCCAAATCTGCAAATGCCTGTTGTTGCTCGAGTTCCATCCGTTGTTGGGACTCCTGGGTGCGCAGGCCAGCCTCCATTTGGCCCTTCTGTTGCTCGAGTTGCATCTGCATCTGCATTTTCTGCTGTTCCAGCTGAGATTGCATCTGCATTTTCTGCTGTTCCAGCTGCATTTTCTGCTCTTCTGGGGTTGGCTTCGGTGGCTCTGGGTTCTGAGCCTTCGCAACCAGCGCGGCGAGCTGTTGATCGATGATTCCCTCGATTTCGGCCGCCCCCTTGAAGCCGGCAACGCTGAATTTAATCATTGCGAAGAGCAATGGTCCGAGCTCTGGGGCATTTTCCACCGCTGGGACGGCCGAGGTAAGGAATTGGCTGATATATCCAGTCAACTCCATCCGTTGACCCTTCTCCAAGGCCCAGTCGGACTGAGTAAGGCTGTCCGGCTCTACGTCTACCTTGTACTGAGTCATCAGGGGGCTGCGCAGGACCTGCATCGCAGGCTGAAGTAGCTTCTGATCTGCCTCGTTGAAGCTCCCGCAGATGGCCTGGAACTTCTCGTCGCTGTAGAGGTTGCACATGATGCTCGAAATGATGCGCATGATGTCCCGCACGAACTCGGACACGTCGCGCTGGTAGCCGTTCATCCGTACCGAGGCGAATTGGGCCTTGATTTCCTGCGCCGAGGCGGTCTCGTACTGGTTGGACGCCCCCCTCATGATGTCGGACATGCCAGTCACTTCGTAGAGGGTGGCTTTCACCATTTCGTACTGACCGGCCAGTGCCTGGAACACGGTAACGACCTGCTCTACAGGATACCAGTCAATCATGCCGTTGGCGCCGCCACGTTCTGCGAACATCGCCCAGTTGTCCACTGGAATGAGCTTGTTTTCCTGCCCTTCCAGCATGGAGCCGATCTCTGCAGACGCAGCGTCGTAGCACCCGGCCACCTTGACAGCACGAGAAATGAGGCTCATGCGCGCATAGAGCACGTCGAGCTCGTTATACTGGTCCTGTGCGAGGTGATAATCGGTCACTGGCAGGAAAGCTGAGGTCGTCAGGTTCGCCACAAGAGGACGGGGGCATGGGAAGAAGTCAGGCAGCTTGTAGGGGTCATCCACAGTCTTAATCGGCTTGGCAGCGCCAACGATTACGTGGAACACTTTACGCGATTTCTTTTCCCAGATCTCGTAAACGACGAATTTGCCCTCAGTGATCTCTTTAGGCGTGATGTTATTGTCGTCTTTGATGGAGCTGGCTTGGCTGAGTGCCTCTTTGCCGTAGCGCTCAATGACTTCCTCACCCGTGAACTCATGTCGACGTCCAACCCACGGCACAGCTTCCCACGAGCGGGCAGGGCCGTAAATGAAATCTTCCCAGTAGAGAACGTCAACAAATATTTCCTCAGGTCCATCCTTAGGCTTCTCAAAGCGGACCCAGCATTGACCAATCCCGGGAACAAGTCGATCAAGAATCGCATATTTGATGGCCCCCTCGAAGCTCTTGGCACAGTGAACCTCATACGTAAGGGCTCGCTGAAGGATGAGTGCGGCGACCCTTGCCACGTCATCTTCGTAATCACCCTTGTGCAGTCGCGATACGTCTGGCTTGGGCAGACTGTTGAATAGAGATTCTTTAATTGTGTTGACGTTTGCATAGAAAATATTCACCCGTTGGAGGCCGATGACTTCATCTTCCCTCTTGTCCTGGTACCGAGTGTACACTTTCCGCCCATGCTCCTTCGCCTTCTGGAAGAAGCGTTCGGCCTTAGCGATGCGTTTGTCCCAGACTGACATTATATTCTCCTCGTTTTGCTGCGGGCGGCACGCTCGGCATAGAGCTTGTCGAGGTTATAGACGTTTCCTGTCTGTGGTTCAACCTTCGTTGTGGTCGGGACTCGCCCCCCTGTCTTCCGCGCGCGTTTCGCAGCTGCCGGATTCATAGCGAGGGCCAGCATCCGCATGGCGTCGGCTGGGTTGGAACTCCAATCGTGGAGGGGCTTCTCTTTGAACATCCTTCTTTTGTCATCCCACTCCCGTTGATACAGCCGGAGGGCGTTGAGCCCAACTTCAGCGACATCATCGTTAGCGGCATTGAACTGCATTTGGGGGAGCGTCTTACGGACGGCCTGGATGCCGTCTTGAACACTCAGGTTCGGTACGAGTCTGCACTTCATGCCTTCTGCGACCATGAGTTCCATTGTTGATTTGCCGGTCTGGAAAGACTTGTTCTTGGCATCGTGGGGCAGGTAACACTCGCCGTAGGCGTAGGGCTTTTCCCAGAGGACTCCGATGACATCATCGACCGAGTATCCGCTGACAGTAAAGAAGTCGATAACTCGGATCGTTTTACCGTCATACTGGAAGAACCAGATGGATGTATCGTCAGAGTAACCGATGTCCCAGGCAGTGTAGACCACGCGCTCAGGATCCCATGGAAAATCTCCAGTAAATCCGCCGTCTGCTTCGAGTTTCTTGATGAGCTTCCCATAGTACGCCCCCCTCACGGCAGCGTTGAAGTCGCACTCAAACTCCTGAGCGAAGGTGTCCTCGTCGGAGCCAGGGAGCGTCGCGAGCATTTCCAGTTCGTCTGCATCCAAGATCCCCGAGACCGAGGAGCGGAGCATGTTCTTAAACCACCTTGGATCGTTGGCAGCCTTTTTCCACAGGGTGTGAAAGTGATTCGGCCCTTTCGGCGTACCGATAAAGACGCACCAGCCCTTCCGGTCGGCCAGCGTCGGTGCGATCACCTCGCCGAAGAGCCGAGGGCTCATGTCCCCGTACTCGTCCAGAATCACTCCGTCATTGTAGACCCCCCGGAGGCTGTCGGGGTTGTCCGCTCCATATAATCGTACTTGCGCGCCGTTCTTGAGTATGACACTCAGTTCGGAC